ATGGTTTAACTAAGTTCAGCATGGAAGATGCTCCACCTAACTTATTATTTTTAGAATATATAGCTAGACCTCAAACTGCTGAGATATTTTTTGAAGATGTACTTATGGCTTGCGTATTTTATGGCATGCCTATACTAGCAGAGAATAACAAACCTAGACTATTATATCATTTTAAAAGAAGAGGTTATAGAGGTTACTCTATGAATAGACCAGATAAAACAATGCATAAATTATCTGTAACAGAAAAAGAAATAGGTGGTATACCTAATTCAAGCGAAGATGTTAAACAAGCTCACGCAGCAGCTATTGAAGCTTATATAGAAATGTTTATTGGTTATAACAATGAACAGTATGGAACAATGTATTTTCAAAGAACATTAGAGGACTGGGCTGCTTTTGATATAAACAATAGAACTAAACACGATGCTTCAATTAGTTCTGGCTTAGCCATAATGGCTTGTAATAAAAACAAATATAGACCCGTTGCTGAAGTTATAAAAGAACCTGTAAATTTAAACTTTTCTAAGTATGATAATAGAGGTAATGAATCAAAAATAATTAATAGATGAAATTAAACACTGGTATTAATAGTGCGTTTCCAGATCAGATGGTATCTGAGCAGGAAAAGAAAACGTTAGAATATGGATTATTAGTTGGGCAAGCTATTGAGTATGAATGGTTTAGAGGTGGTAGAGTAAATGGTAGTAGATGGAACACAGGTTATCAACAATTTCACAACTTAAGATTATACGCTCGTGGAGAGCAGAGTGTGCAAAAATATAAAGATGAATTATCAATTAATGGTGATTTGTCTTATTTAAATTTAGACTGGAAGCCAATACCAATTATACCTAAATTTGTAGATATAGTAGTTAATGGTATTGCAGCTAAAAATTATGATATAAAAGCTTATGCTCAAGATCCTTTTTCATTAAGTCAAAGAACAAAATATGCTCAAGGCATAATGAGAGATATGATGGCTCAAGATTATTTGAATTCTATTAAACAAGAAACTGGTTTAAATTTATTCAATTCTCAAAATCCTGAAACTCTTCCTCAATCAAAAGAAGAACTGGAAGTACACATGCAACTTGATTACAAGCAGTCTGTTGAAATTGCTGAAGAAGAATTAGTTAATCAGTTACTTGATTTTAATAAATATGATTTAACTAAAAAAAGAATTGTAGAAGATGTTGTTACTATAGGTATAGGAGCTATTAAAACAGCTTTTAATAAATCAGAAGGCGTTGTGGTTGATTACGTAGATCCTGCTAATTTAGTTTATTCTTACACTAATGATCCTAACTTTGAAGATGTATATTATGTGGGTGAAATAAAGTCTATGACTTTAGCAGAGATAAAAAAAAGATTTCCATCTCTTACTGATAAAGAAATGGAAAAAATGGTTAGATACCCTGGTCGTGATGGTTATATAGCTAATCCTAATTATGATAATGATTTAGTACAAATATTGTTTTTTGAATATAAAACATTTATTGATCAAGTTTTTAAAATCAAACAAACTGACAATGGTTTAGAAAAAACATTACAAAAACCAGATACATTTAATCCACCTGAAAGTGATAACTTTAATAGAGTTTCAAGAAGTATTGAGGTTTTATTTAGTGGTGCTAAAGTAATGGGAGTTCCTCAAATGCTTGAATGGAAACTTGCTGAAAACATGACTAGACCTAATAGCGATTTAACTAAAGTAAACATGAATTATGCTATATGTGCACCTAATTTATACCAGGGGCGTATAGAATCATTGGTTAGTAGATGTACTAGTTTTGCGGATATGATACAGTTAACATCGTTAAAACTACAACAAGTAATACAACGTATGGTTCCAGATGGTGTGTTTGTAGATGTTGATGGATTAGCTGAAGTTGATTTAGGTAATGGCACAAATTACAACCCACAAGAAGCATTGAACATGTATTTTCAGACTGGTTCTATTGTTGGTAGATCACTTACGCAAGATGGAGATCCCAATAGAGGTAAAGTACCTATCCAAGAATTACAATCATCAAGTGCTAATGGTAAAATACAATCTTTAATTAATACTTATCAGTATTATTTACAAATGATAAGAGATGTGACTGGTCTTAATGAAGCTAGAGATGGTAGTCAACCAGATCCAAACGCTTTAGTTGGTTTACAAAAAATGGCGGCTAATGCTTCAAATATAGCTACAAAACATATATTAGATGCTAGTTTATACTTAACTTTAAGAACTTGTGAAAACATATCTTTAAGAGCAGCTGATATGCTTGAGTTTGCATTAACTAAAAACGCTTTGTCATCTAGTATTGGAAGATTTAACGTGGCAACTTTAGATGAAATTACGGATTTACATTTATATGATTTTGGAATATTTTTAGAATTAGAACCTGATGATGAAGAAAAAGCCATGCTTGAACAAAACATTCAAATGGCTTTACAACAAAATCAAATATATCTTGAAGATGCTATTGATATTAGAAATATCAAAAACCAAGGATTAGCTAATCAAGTATTGAAATACAGAAGAGTTAAAAAACAAGAACAAGATCAACAGGCGCAGCAACAGCAAATACAAGCACAAGCTCAAGCAAATATTCAGGCTACGGAGGCCGCAGCAATGCAAGAGGTTCAAAAACAAGAAGCATTAGCACAAACTCAAATACAAATTGAGCAAGCTAAATCTCAGTTTGAAATACAAAGAATGGAACAAGAGGCATTAATTAAAAAACAATTAATGGCTGAAGAGTTTCAGTTTCAATTACAGCTAGCTCAAGCAGAGGCACAAGGAAAAAGAGCTAAAGAAAGTGAAATAGAAGATCGTAAAGATAAAAGAACTAAAATTCAAGCAACACAACAATCACAAATGATTAGTCAAAGGCAAAACGACACATTGCCAACAGATTTTGAATCCGCTGGAAACGACAGTTTAGGTGGGTTTGGATTGGATCAGTTTGGTCCGCAATAAAAATTTTTATTAATTTATATTATATTATATTATGTCAGAACAAGTAAAAGAAGAAGGCTCTTTTAAAATAAAAAAGAAGCCTAAACAACTGGTAAAAAACGATATTATTAAAGTCGATTTATCAAAAAAACAAGAAGAACCTAAAACAGAAACAGATGCCATTCAAGTCGGAGAAACAAAGAAGATGGTTGTGGAAGAACAAACCGGAGATAGCCCTAAAGTGGACGAACAAGTATCAGAGTCCAGCCCAGTTTCTGAAATTAAAGAAGAAGAAGTAAAACCTATTGAAGAAGTTGTTGAAGAAGAGATACAACAAATAGGTGAACAATTAGAAGAAAAAGTTATTGCTCCAACGCCTCAAGAGGCTAGGGAAGTAGCTAAACTACCTGAGAACATCGAAAAAGTTGTAGACTTTATGAAAGAAACAGGTGGAACATTAGAGGACTATGTTAGATTAAATGCTGACTATTCTAATGTGGATAATGATACTTTATTAAGAGAGTATTACAAACAAGCTAAATCGCACTTAGATTCAAGTGAAATTAACTTTATGATTGAAGATAATTTTTCGTTTGATGAAGAAGTAGACGAGGAGCGTGAGATTCGTAAAAAGAAACTTGCGTATAAAGAAGAGGTTGCAAAAGCCCGAAAGCATTTAGATGGTTTAAAAAGTCAATATTACGAGGAAATCAAGTTGAGACCTGGTACGACACAAGACCAACAAAAAGCTATGGACTTTTTCAATCGCTATAATGAAGAGCAAAACACAGCTCAACAACAACACGAGGCTTTTAAGTCTAATACTAACGATTATTTTACCAATGATTTCAAAGGTTTTGACATCAGTGTTGGTGAAAAGAAATTTAGGTATGGCGTTAAAAATCCTAGTGAAGTTGCAACTAAACAATCAAATATTACAAACACAATTAAGAAGTTCTTAGATGATAAAGGTAATGTAAAAGATGTTAAAGGTTATCACAAAGCTATGTATGCCGCTGAAAACGTTGACAAAATAGCACAGCATTTTTATGAGCAAGGTAAATCCGATGCTACTAAAGATCTTGTTGCTAAGTCTAAAAACATAACAGAAGATGTTAGGACAACACCTAATTCTGATGTTTTTGTTGGTGGATTAAAAGTTAAAGCTATAAGCGGTCTTGATTCTTCGAAACTGAAGATTAAAACAAGAAAATTTAACTAAAAACAAAATTAATTATTATGGGACAAATTTCTCCTGTGTTTGGAAGCATTGTGCCTTCTCAACAACAATTAGCTTTGCAAAACAATTATCTAGCATTTAATGCTGGAGCTAATGACTTTGCTCAGCAATACCTACCAGAAGTTTATGAAGCTGAGGTAGAAAGATACGGAAACAGAACTTTAAACGGTTTCCTAAGAATGGTTGGCGCTGAAATGCCAATGACGTCTGATCAAGTAATATGGTCAGAACAAAACAGATTGCACGTTTCTTACAACAATGTTGTACAAGGTGGTGCAGGTGCTGCTACTTTTGCTTTTGTATTAGGTGGTAACCCAGCTGTATCAAACGCAATTTTTCCAAACGACACTATCGTTGTAATGAACCCAGCTACTGGTGTTACATTAAAAGGTGTTGTTTCTACAAGTTTACCAGGTGGTATAGGTCAAACAGTAACTGCTTACCCTTTTACTGCTGCTAACTGGGATGCTTTAGGAGTTGGAGCTACAAATCTTAAACTATTTGTATACGGTTCTATCTTTGCTAAAGGATCTGCTGGACCTGTAAATAACGGCTTAGCTGCTGGATCTTACAAGTCTATTCAACCTTCATTTACGCAATACGCTAACAATCCTATTATCATAAAAGATTCATTTGAAATAAATGGTTCTGATATGGCTCAAATTGGATGGGTAGAAGTTGCTACTGAAGACGGTACGTCAGGATACTTATGGTATTTAAAGTCTGAGTCTGAAACAAGATTACGTTTTGATGATTACTTAGAAATGGCAATGGTTGAAGGTGAATTAGCTAATGGAGCTGGTGGAGTAAGTTTTGCTGCTCAACAAGCTAATGTACAAGGTTTTGGTAATGGTATCAACGCTTATGGATCTCAAGGTCTTTTTGCGGCTATCCAAGCAAGAGGTAATGTAATGTCTGGCTTTTCTGCTGGAACAGGATTATCTGACTTTGATCAAGTACTTAAAAACCTAGATACTCAAGGAGCTATTGAAGAAAACATGCTTTTCTTAAACAGATCTTTGGATTTAGATTTTGATGACATGTTAGGACAAATTTCAGGTGGATCTGTAGGCGGAACTGCTTACGGTTTATTTGAAAATTCTGAAGACATGGCACTTAATTTAGGTTTCTCTGGTTTTAGAAGAGGTTCTTATGACTTCTATAAAACTAGCTGGAAATACTTAAACGATGCTTCTACAAGAGGTGGAGTTGCAGTAAGTGGAATAGAAGGTGTATTAATACCTGCTGGAACATCAACTGTGTATGACCAACAATTAGGTACTAACATAAGAAGACCATTCTTACACGTTAGATACAGAGCTTCTCAAACTGAAGACAGAAGATACAAAAACTGGATCACAGGATCTGCTGGTGGTGCTTACACTACTAACTTAGATGCTATGCAAGTTAACTGGTTATCTGAAAGATGTTTGGTTACTCAAGCTGCGAATAATTTCGTATTATTCCAACAATAAGATTGCTTTAAAGTTTATCTCCGTCTTCGGGCGGAGGTACTCTTTATTTTATTAATTATATTATATTATATTATGTCAAAAACTAAAGAAATACAAACCCCTAAATGGGAGATGAAAGATAGAAGATACTTTCTATTACAAGATAAAGAACCGTTAACATATACTTTAAATTCTAAAAACTCCTCAAGACATCCATTATTATGGTTTGATGAAAAAACAGGAGAGCAAAAAGAATTAAGATATGCAACAAATCAAAACTCACCATTTGTTAGTGATCAAAAAGGTGAAGTAACATTAGGACACATTATATTTGAAGATGGTGTTCTTGCTGTTCCAAAACAAAAACAAAACTTACAAAAATTACTATCATTATACCACCCTAAAAAAGGTGCTATATATACAGAGTGGGAGGCTGACGTTGTAGCTGAAGACGAACTAGATGATATTAATTTAGAATTAGATGCTATGATTGCAGCTAAAGAAATGGATATAGATCACGCTGAAGCTGTTTTAAGAGTTGAACTTGGATCTAAAGTTTCTTCGTTAAGCTCTAAAGAAC